GAGTGCATTCAACTCTGTCGTGTTCTTGAAATACATGTCGTGGTTACCGATGATGATATCCATCGTAATACCGTAATCACGCAACTTCTCAAGAAAGATTTTACGATTGTGTTGAAGTGCCTTGAAGTTGATTGTCTTACGGTTGTCGTAGTAATCACCCAAGTGCAGAATGTGTTTGATGTCATTCTCCAACAGGTATGGAAAGAATACTTCGGAGTAGAAGCGTTCTTGATAATCCATAAAGATGTCAGAGGAATTACGGATACCCGCATGGGTATCATTCAGAATCGCTATTTTCATTTTGAACTCGCTTCAGTGCTTCAGCCATGGTAAGTTTGACAGAACTGGTATTCTGCAACTTGATTGCTTTCTTACGCAACTTGCGAAGTGCGACCTTCTTTTCTTTATCCATTAGTAATTCAACCTCTCTGCTTCAATAACCATGCGACACTCATCCAACCACTCTTGGTAAGACTTGTTGTCTTTGTAGAGTTCACGTTTCTCAGGTGTTCCGAAGTATTCCAGAACCCATCGTGCTTGTTCTACGGTTTTTCCATGATAAGATAATTTTTTCATTTTAGTATTATACCAAAAGTTACTAGTATTGTCAAGAAGAAAGTGGCGGAGGGTGAGAGATTCGAACTCTCGAAGGGCGTGAACCCTTAACAGTTTTCAAGACTGCCGCTTTCAACCACTCAGCCAACCCTCCTAATCTGTAATGAAATCACTCAGGTCAGAATCAACCTTGACCGTGCGTTTCTTACGTTCTTTCTTAACAACCTCTTTCCATTCCGCATCCTTCTCTTTGACTTCATCAATGCGTGAACGAAGTTGGTCAACAAATGCCTGTGCAACTTGTGCAGACTGTGCATCCCCCAGTTCATTATCGAGGAAGTTCTCAATACCAGACTGGTTGATGTATTTCATCTTAATATCTTGTTGTTTCTTCTCACGTTCAATCCTACGAAGAAACGCATACCAAGAAATCTGTGTGAAGTATGCAAACGCATTCGGTTTACCTGTGCGTGTTGCTTTATCAATATCGTAGTTCTCAATTGCCTTGAGACAGTTCTCAACCGCATCCATCACCATCTCTTCACGATATGTATAACGAACAAAGTTGGATTTGTGAGACAGACCTTCTGAGATTTTCAGAAAACACTGTGCAATATAGTCGGTGACCTTCGGAAGAGACTCACCTTTTTGTCTCGCGTGTTTTACTTCAGTGCAATACTCAACAACAGCCTGCGAGAACTGAGCGTTGTTAACATAATGTGGTCTGTCTTGTGGTTTCATAATCTACTCCATTTTGTGTATTATACTACACATTTTTATATATGTCAAGTAAAAAAAGTGCTTGACAAATCACTATTTCTGTGGTATACTTAAGCTACTTCTTCGGGAGGGTTGAATACCCTAATGAACTTTTCTAGGATTTGCAGAAATCAAACCACCAATACAATACCTTCGACCCTCAAATTCTGAGGGTTTTACCTCATGAATCAAGTCACCTTTAATCAAAACAAGTAATCCGTGTTCAACTTTCAATTCGTAATTAAGGGTTGGAAAATATAAACCTGAACATCCTTCAGGTGGGTCTATGTAATATGTAAAAGTCCACGTTACAGGCCAGTGATTGTGTGCAACAGTATACTCACCACTACGATATCCCATTCCCCACATCACATAACATTTAGTGCCTGAAATATTTCCCTCAACATAATACGGATTGTCTTTTCTTAATCTGTGACCCTCAAATTGATTATTATAATTGTGAGAGGCCTCGATAGCAAATTCCTCTACGATAACAGACATTTCATCAAAGAGTTCTCCCGCACTCAAGTCAACAACATCTGTTTTAGCAGACCAACCACCTAACTTCTTTATTGAACTTCTTTTTTCAATCGCATCAACAAATTTCATATTGAGTGATTCGTTATCAATTGTTTTTGTGAAGATATATTCATCAACATCATTACGAAGAGTTATCATTTAATGTAGAGTCCTCTTAGACGGGTCAAACTTCAAAACATTAGAGTCAGAGTCTCCAGAAATAGTTTCAAGATATTCCTCAATCTTCTCTGCTTCTTTCATTACGGCTTTGGTCATCTTATTAATCGTATCAACATCCTGATACTCGTCACCACGTTCCTTCGCAAATTCTTTCTCGCGTTCAATGTGTTGACTATACATGTCATCGACAGCTTCGTTGAATTGTTTAACCAACATATCTGTTGGATATCCAATACCAATAACGTGATTACCGTTCAGAACGATAAAGTCTTCAGGATTTTCTTGATATACCATCCAAGGGCGAAACGAATAATATTTGATACCCGAAGCCATTTCACTCATGACAAGTTTCATTGCCTTACGAACAACTAGTTCAAGTTCTTCTTCATTGTGCCACTGGACAACTTCACATACAATTTCTTCACCTGATGCGAGTTTGAACTGTCTTACTTCGTTTTCTGTCATAGTGTTTCCTTTTGTTACACAATTATTTATAAGAGAGTTTATTTGTCTTATATTCATTTAAGAAATCATCACGAACAGAAATATCAACAATCTTACACGGAGATTCATAATATTCCTTTATGTTTTGTAAAGTTCCATTAACATATTCCGACATCCACGCAGCTCCACCATCAAAACAATAAGTTGAATTTATACCAAGTTCTTTTCTCTCATCGTGAAATTCTCTAATCCACTCAATAGCGTCAATCCAATCATAATCACCGCTTGGATGAATCCATGCAGAAGATTTTTTGTCTATATTCTTATTAACTTCCTTAGACTCACCAATACTTATGAAAGCCTTTTTTAACTCTAGATTTGTTACCGAAGACATGAGTGTCTCAATATTCATAAACTCATATCCCATATTAATAAAATCTTCATTTATATTTCCATCAATTTCATCCAAACCTTCATCCTGACTAGGGATTAGATATAGTGGTAGATATGCGATAAAGTTATCTTTCCAATATGTGTTTAACCAAGACTTTGTATCATCTAAAGTCTCGAAGGTTTCATGTGGTAATCCTGCAATCATTGTCATAGACCCCTCGTAGAAATACTCACTCTTTTCCCAAAAGTAATCCTGAATTTCTAAAAGGCCATCTTTCATTTTGTCAGGGTGCATTCCTTTACCCATAGACTTGGCTGATTGATGGTTGAATGATTCAATACCATAACTATGTGATGTGAAACCTGCATCAATCATATCATTCCAAGTCTCCTTACCATGAGATATCATGAGGTCTGCTCTAGCATATCCGTTTAGTTGTGGTTGAAAACTTAAACGTCTAACCGCATTACCAACCATCCTCATTTTTTCTTTTGTATCATTTACGGTATCGTCAGTTATATAATAACTTGATACGCCCCAACGTTCATAGTTTTCTCTAAACTCATCGTAAACACTATCTTCGTCCCTCATCATATTTCCTTTCAATCCAATGAGAGGAAAGTTACAATAATTACACTTAAAACGACAACCGCGACCAAGCTCAATATTTAATGTTTCGTATGGTTTTATGAAATCTCTATCCTCATAGGATATATTGGCGTCTCTTTTGGGATAACAGGGATAGTCTTTTACGGCATCAATAACCATTATTCCTGTTTTATTGAGTTTAGTTTGTTTTGGTTTTTCCCCACTACCTCGTAAATACTTTAATAGAGAATCAATTGCGTATTCTCCGTTACCTGCGATATAATAGTCTGCGTCAATACAAGTAATAGATAAACCTTTCACGCCGCCAGATATAGTAGTAACCCAAGGATACTTTGTTTTTACATATTTCATAAGTTTGTTTATGATTTCTGTATGAGTTTTTTCTACAAAAAAGATTACGCTTATACCAATAAAAACTGTGTCTTTGGTTATACGTTTATCAACATATTCTGTTAGTTCATCATAAGAAAATGTCCAAATGTAATCTAGACACTCTACATCCCATCCCTGTTTTCTAAGGTGTGTGGCTATTCTATGATTACCAAAAGAACGATAGTATTCTGGTATACCGTTTTTTTGAGATAATTCATTATGGTTATCATAGAACGATGAGAATTTGAAATACGAAGACTTTAGTCCACCAAACATCAAACCATGCATTATAAAAGACCTAACATGATAACTTGTTACTTTTATACTGTTTGATTATGTTTATCATAGGTGTAAAGGGCATATCCCTACCAAAAGACTTATAATATTCTTTGTTTTCTTCAGGATTTTTATATGTCTTGGCGTGAATAAAGTTTGTCTGCCATGGCCCAAATCGTGGGACTCCTAATTCAATTCGACTCTCATTATACTCTCTTACCCAAACTACCATATCAATGAAATCATAATCACCACTAGGATGTGTCCACCAGTTTCTAGGTGTATCTTGTGACTTTAATGCATTATCAACTGCATTCATTTCCGCGCTCATATTGTTGTCATCTATAAATGGAACTTCTTCTGAATATTTGTATCCATATTCCATGAAGTTGTTATATACATCCGTATCAATATTATCATCATACTCACTAGGTTTCTTCAACATGAGTGGAAAATAGTTTACATGATTATCTGTCCAATTCTCATTTATCCATTCCTTGCCACGGTCTAAAGATTCGAAAGTCTCGTGGGGGAGACCAGCAATCATGCTGAAGATTCCACAATAATAACTATGAGAATTTTCCTTGAAGTAATCCCTTATCTCCATCAAACCTGATTGCATCTCTTCAGGTTTCATTCCTTTGCCTACAGACTTAGCTGATTCATAATTGAATGACTCCACACCATAGTGGTGCGATGTCAATCCCATATCAATCATATCGTCCCAAGTCTCTTTACCGTGACGGATGAGAAGGTCAGCTCTGATATATCCACTAAACTGTGGTTTGAATGGAAGTCTACGAACAGCTCGTGCGAGTAATGCAATCTTATCCTTTGAGTCGTTGATAGTATCATCCGTCACATAGTAATTGGTGATTCCCCACCTCTCGTAGTTTTCTAAGAGTTCCTCGTATAGACTATCTTCAGCACGAGTCGTATCTTGTTTCATACCCAATAAAGGGAATGAACAATACTTACATGAGAAGATACATCCACGAGAAAACTCAACGTTCAATGTTTCGTTGGGTTGAAGAAAATCACGGTCTTCAAATGAAATGCTGGCATCTCTCTTAGGAAAACATGGGTATGCATGTTGCGCCATAATTAAATTACCATTGCCCAGTGTTTTTGATACTCTTGGTTCAGGCCCTCGTCCACACAAATACTTTAGTAGTGCGTCCATAGCATATTCGCCGTTTCCTGAAATGAACCAGTCTGCATCTATAACTCTTATTGTCCAAGCTTTTTGTCCACCCGAAACAATCTTGACCCATGGATATTCTTTTCGAATGTGGTCTGTCAACCATTTCATCCTCTTTACGGATGTGGTCAAGAATATCATACTGAAACCGATAAAAATAGTTTCCTTTGTTACTCGTTCAGATAGGATTTGTTTTAGTTCATCATTGGTAAAGAATACACCATAGTCAATACATTCGATATCCCAACCACTCTTACGGAGGTGTGTTGCTATTCTATGATTTCCAAAACTCCTATAGGATTCGACAAACGGATTTTCCGCATCCATTCCAAGTATCTTGTTAGGATTTATATTAGAACCTTCGTGCCACTCATTAATTAGATTGGCGACTCTTTCCGAATTGTCAAATGAGGTAAATCCACCAAACATCAAGCCGTGCATTACTTCAAGTCCACTTTGAAAATCTTATAGGGAAACTGTTCTTTGGTATATATCTTAATTCTTTCAGCACTGTGTCTTAGTGTGAAGTTCTTGTGTGACCTGATGTGTAAGTCATCTGCAATGTCATACAGTTTGGTAACAGACCCATCGTCAGACTTCCTCAGTCCCCGTCCGATAGATTGCAGAACTTTAACTTGAGACTTAGAAGGACTAGCAAAAATAATGTTGTGCAAGTTACGAATGTTAATCCCTGTGCTAAAAGTGCCGAGTGATGCAACGATGATAGCATTTTTCTGATTCTCCACGATACCGCGAATCTGTTCACGG